GTCCCTCACCGTAAGCGCACATCACGGCGTCCGGGTTCGCCGGAACCGCAACGGCGCTGTATTCCAACAGCTCCTGCTTGTTGAACACATACCCCAGGAACTGGTCGTTGTCGCCCTTCCGCACGGCCGGCTGTTCGGTCGGCTGGAACCCGACGCTGAAGCTGTTCATGTGGCCGTCGCGGTACAGCGTGGCGATGTCCTTCGACAGCTGCGTCTTCTCGTGGAACGCGGTGACCGCGATGAGACCACCCTTCACGCGCCGGATGCTCTTGCAGTTGCCGATAGGCGGGAGCGCCTCACCGAACATCCCGCCCGACGAGTGCGACCACAGCACCGGCCCGCCCGTCTTCATGAAGTTGCCGGTGTCCCAGCCGGCGGCGCGGATGATGTCGCCCATCCGGTCCACGCTCTCGGTCGACACCATCGCCTCGATAGCCCCGCTCTTCAGCGTGCGGCACTCAGCTGCGTAGTGCTTGACCTGGCGCTTCATCATCTCGCGTGGGTTCATCGGGTAGGCGCTGCGCCCCTCCTCCTCTGCCGCCGTCGGCGCGTCGGTGTCGCTGTCGTCCGCGTCCTCTTCCATCCGGTCGCACGAGATAACCGCCACGCCCGACTCCTGGCCTTCGGTGTCCGTCTCGGCCGACCCCTCGGCGCACTCGTCCGCAGAGAACTGCTGGAACGCCAGGGACTCGTCGCTCTCGACCATCTCGCCTGCGCTCAAGTCGTTGTCCGCGAGCCACGAGCGCGCGTCGTCCTCGGTCCACGACTCCTTGCTGAACACCACCGACTGCGTCTTTCTAGCCATGACTCTCCCTCACACAGCCGCCGGCAGCGGAACGCACCGGCAGTTGACGATCTCTTGCGGTGGCCCGTTCGGGTCGAGCGGGAACCGCAGTCCGTTCGTGAATAGCTCGCCAATGAACCGTACCTGTCCGTCCAGCACGACGTGGTTCGCCGTGTCGTTGATGTCGTTGCCGCGTACCCGGTGGTCACGCGAGGTCAACCACTCGATACGCTCGATACCGCTCGCCTTCATCGACTCGAAGCGGCCACCGTTGAACGCGGCGGCTGTCTCGGTGCGGGCGATGCGGCGGGCCCGCGTGCGGCTCACCCGGAACACCTTCTCGACCCGCTCCCGTACCGCCTCCAGCCCCTCGCCCGACCGCAACCCCTCGAGTAGCTCGCGCCGTAGCGCGTCCGACACCGGGCCGTCCACGAGGTCGGCAATCTCGAACCGCTTGCGCGCGAGGAACTCCTCGACCGCAGGGTTCAGTAACGCCGGGTTCACGTCGATGTCGAGTTCGGCCAGCAGCGTCTCGACGCCACGGTCCACCGCGCTGCGATACACCGGGGCCGTGCGGCGCTCGATGTCGTTCGCGGCGTCCTCTTCATTGAACAGCACCATCTCTATCTCGAACTCGGCCTTCATCCCGCGCGCGTGCTGCCTGAGGTTCAATAACACCTCGCTCCTCAGGTCGTACAGGTGGTCGCGCACACGCTTATTGAACGAAGCCTCCTCGGTGCGAATGCGCGATACCAGGATCTTCCACGAGGTGGCGCGCAGCAGTTCCTTGTCAGGCACCACGGAGCGGAGTCCGCGTCTAAGCCCACTCCGGTCAGACGACCCGGCTGATGGCGTGGACTCCGCGTCCGGTGGTTCTTGCTCCGGGGGGTCGTTGTCGGTGTCGGCCCCGTCGGGGTGTTCCGTGTCTCCCGGCACCGGCTCGTCACGCGCAGGACCAGGGTCGGCTGCAGCCATCTGGTCGTTGGCGTTCACGAGAGAGAACGGCACCCACGGGATCTGCTGCGACGGATGATTCGCGTCGTACCCCAACTCCATCCGGTCGTTGATGTCGGCGAACGGAACCCCCATGTTCCAGAGACTGCGCGCCTGGTCGGTCACCTCGGTCATGTCGGTCGTGAGGGCGCGTATCATCTCGGTCTTGAAGTACGGCGTCTCTTTGATGCCGAACGGGTCGCACAGGCGGTACTTGATGACCTTCTCGACGTAGCGGGTCTTCGGGAGGTGGTTGTGCCAGAACTGCTTCGACTGCTGAACGTGTGCGCTGTAGTTCGCGTCTTTCTGGACGCCCGCAACGGCCGGCGGAACCTTCCAGACCATCAGGATCTTCTCGGTCGCGGCCTGCATCAACAGCACGAAGTCCATGTCTTTCTGGGTCGTGCCGAACGGCAGGAAGTCGATAGGGGCGGTCGTGGCCCCGATGCGCCCGTGCTTGCGCGGCCCGCCGTGCCTCTCTTCCATGCTGTCGCGCAGCCGTATCATCGCGTCGGGATCCATGATGGACCCCTGCTTCGGCGTCAACACACCCGTCATCAGCGCGGCGTTGTCGAAGTACGACTCGTTCCACAGGATCTGCTTGAAGTCGCCCGACGCCGACGCCAACGCCGCCTGCATCGGACCCATCCCGAGAATCGTGTCGTACGGGTTCATGTACTTGAACTGGATCACCCGGTCGAGCGGTAGCGCCTCCTTCCCCCTCGAGGCCCGCAACTCCCACCCGGACAGCCGGTCCATCTGGTCCCGCACCGGCTGCACCGACCCCATCGGCAGTAACTCGATGCGGGTCGGAAAGCGCGCCTGGTTCGCGGACGACCGGCCGGCGAACCCGTCGAGATGCCAGAACGCGTTGCCGTTGTGTTCCAGATGAATGTATGTCCCCTCGATCAACTGCGACCCCAGCATCGTTTCGTTCGGTGCCTCGATGAGCTTCAGCACCTCGCTGCCGGGGACGGGCGTCTCGTGCTTCATGTCAGAGTCGGGGAACATCTCCAATGGGAGCGCGGCCAGGTTCGTCGCAATGGCGCTGATAGCCGCGTACACCGTGGGGTGCTGTGCGTAGGGCATGACCAGCCGGGTCGACCCCGACGCGCTGTCAAGCCCCTTCGCGAAGAAGCTGGCCCACGCATCGCTGACCGTCTTGATCTGTTCCTGTCGGGCGATATTGCCGACAGGCCCGCGCCCGCGCAGCGCGTTCAATACATCCTTCAGGCGACCCATACCATCTCCGCTGTGATTTGCTGGCGCAGTAGTTTCGCCGCGAGGGCGTTGGCGATGACGGTGTCGTCGTGACCTCCACTCGGCGCTCCGAACTTCGTGGTCCCGGTCGGCGCACGCCGCGCCTGATATGCGATGTGTTCGCGCTCCTGCTCCTCGTGCTTCAGTAGCTTCAGGAGCGCATAGCTGATGTCGCTGCGATACTCGTACAGCATCTCGGGCTTGCTCCTGGCGCTCGTCTCGTGCGGGTATGCGTTCACCCCCCGCCCCACCAGCCGCGACCAGATAGGACCGCCAGGTCCGTTCACCTCGACCAGCACCGTGGCGTTGTTGTAGTGACGCGCCAGCCGCGCTACCTCGGCCTCCTGATGCTCGGTCGGGGAACCCTTGTGCCGGCTCAACCAGACCTGCTCCCGAGTCCTGTGCTTGAACACAGACGCGACGAAGTAGTCGGAGCGGATGCACGGGTCGACCCCGATCACATACTTCTCGCCCACCACCGGCTGCTGCGGGTCCGATACACACACGTCGCTGATGTTGTAGAAGAACGAGCCGCCACCCTCGATGAACTCGCCGAGATAGTACCTGCGGTAGTCGTCACTCTCGACACCGCCAAAGTCGATAGCAGCCTCCTCCATCTCCTCCGCAGTTGCCGTCGGCCGGTCGAGGAACTTCCACCCGTGATAACTCCACGACGCGCGCGAGGAGTCGCGGGACCACTGCACCGCCTTGTGCATGAACCCGCCGATGTCGCCGGGGTTGCCGATGATCTTCAGCCGCCCCTTAGTGGCGCTGATGGTGGTGCGGATCTCAGGCCATGCCGCATCGAATACGGGCGTGCCGGCCTCGTCAAGCACCATCGCAGACACGCCCGCACCGCGCAGAAACTCCGGCTCCTGCGCCGTCTTCAACAGCACTATCGCGCCGTTCCAGCAGCGCGCTTTGAAGGGGCGGTCGTTGGTCTTGCGGACAACAGGGCCGAGCAGATGGATGACCGACTTGTACCCGATGAGCCCGACGTCGTTCGTGGGTCCAACCCACCAGAACATCCCGCCGGGTGTGTTCGCAACCTGATGCGCCAACCACCACGCACACGCCATCGTCTTGCCGCACTTCGTGGCAGACACGCACACCGTGTACCGTGCCGGATCGTGTACGAACCTCGCCTGGTGTGCCCAGAGAGGCGGCAGGTTTAGACGGAACGCGCTAGGCTTTACTGGCTTCTGACGGCCAGTCGGTTGTAACCTCAACAGTCGAATCCGAGTCGCCCTTGTCTTCCCGCATTGCCGCCCGCGCTAACTCGACCTGCGCTACTATCTTTACGAACTCCATCATCAGCCGCATCGCCTGCATGTCACCCTTGTTCGCGTTGCGGCGTAACACCAGGAACCCCTTCGAGTGCATGTACTCCGACGCCAACGTCAGCGTCCTGTACGCAGTGCCGCTCTCGACCAGCGCCACGAAGTCCGCACGCGCCTTCTCGAGCCGCTGCCGCTTCACCTCTTCTACCTTCAGCTTCCGCTCGAGAACCGCACGCGTGCGCCTCGGCATCTCGTCCTTGTTCACCCGAGCGATGTTCGCGCGCCGGTTCGCCGTAGCCCTCGGGCCGCGACCTACCATCGACTGCGCCTTCCCCGTCGCACGGTCGTGACGCGCCTGCAACTGCTCCTGATACGCCCGTGGAGCCTTGCGCTCACGCGCCCGATCCATCAGCGCCTCAAGCTCCTCCAGGTTCTCGTGCGGGATCACTCGCCACGCTCCTCAAGCCATTCCTCGAACTCCCCACGCAACTCCCCCAGGAGCCTCTCCCCAATCCCGTCGATGCTGTACCCGTGGACCTTCCTTGCCCACCCATCGAGGCGTGCATACTCACGACGCTCCTCGTCGGCCTGCTCGTGGCATTCGCGGCACACTGCCATGAGGTCGCTATCCGCCTCGGTCCCGTTTGCGCGATCGTATGTCATATGATGCACGTCGATTGACGTGAGGTCGCCCCGGCCGCACCAGCCATCACACCAGTACGGCGCAGTGCTGTTGCCGATAGACTCCAGGTACATCTTCCGGCGCGCACGCCAGACAGGCCCAGCGATGTACCGGCGGTGCGCCAGACGCTTGCGCTCCCACCATCCGTTCACTGTGGCTCGCCCTTCGCGTCGAGGACCACCCGGCAACTCGGACACCAGTTCGTCCCGTCCGCGCGTAACCATAAACGCGGCTCCGCACACACCGAACAGAACACCGTCAGCGGAGCCACCAGCGGCCGCATGACCCGTACGAACTCGGCAGGGCCAGCCTCGAACACCCGGCTACGCTTCCGCCCCTTCTCCATCACGCCTTCCCCGCGTTCGCCGCGTCGAGCATCTTCTCGAGACGATGTACCACCTTGAACGCCCCCGCCTTCTCCGCCCCGTTCCCAACCCCTCCCAACGCGACGTGCTGCGCTATCTCTACACACGCGCGTACCGTCTTCACATCCAGGTCCGAGGGTACATCCACCGCCGGCAGTATCAGCTTCGCAACCGGTGCCCTCCGCCCCTCCTTCGCCTTCGCATACGGCATCACTGCGCCTCCCCATCATCGCTGCAGTAGAATAAGATGCTCTCACTGAACCACTGCTCTACCTCTGCCTCACTCATCTCCACGAACCGCTTCTCCCGCCACCCCGTAGACCACCCCTCAGGCGCGCTCACCACCCCGCTCTGCAACAACGCCTCCTCTGCTTCCGCTACCCCGCGCCCCCCTCTCCCGCTCCACCCCATTACACGCCCCTCCAATTTTCCCGCGCGCAGAGAGGGAGTAAGTGCATGCTTTTCAGAAGTCCAGAAATTTGGACACCCCATGAGGCTGTGGGGAGCCTGGGAGAATCATGCCAAGCCATGCCTTGTCTCAACAACATATTCGATTGAGACTTTGCGCGTAGGTTGACATAACACTTCTTATCGGACATTGCAAATCAGCATAATCCGTTTTCCCCTCCGAACCGGGCGGGAGCGATACGCGCGTTCGAGGTGGCGCGTTAGATATCTCGCTCCCCGCTATCTCGGTTCCAGGTGGGGTGGGCC